CCTGGACGGGATATCAGGACAACGAAGGTCGTGCCGGTGCTGGAGCAGATACACCGGATCGAAGAAGCGCTGACAAGGGTGCAGGCGAGGAAACAGGTATGTCGAGATGCTGTACAAGATGAAGTATGGCGAGCGTGAGTTTGATCTCAGAAACTTCTGACTCCCGCCCCCCGATCGCTGACTGCCGCATGCCTGGGGAACTGTGGTGGGGATGCACTTCTGGTGCGCGGCCCGCGTTTTGAAAACCTCGAAAACCGTTTAGTAAATTCGGAAAAAGGGAGAAACATGGCAAAAAGGTTTGATCTTCAGCGAGTTATCACGAGCGGTTCCCGTTCGCACGATCACAGAAATTGTACTTGCTTTCTTATCACAGTAGAGTGATGTATGTTACTACCAAATTTGAAAGGCAGGTAGAACATCATGGCAAAGGTAAGTTTCACTGAGACCGTCACAGGGCAGGAGCGGAAGGCGATTGCAGGGATCATTGCGGAGGTGCTGGGCGGGACGCCCTCCTATGCGGGAGCGCCATCCTTCGCTTACACAACCGGGGGATGGAGCATCAATAAGAACTCGCATCTGGTTTCCCCAGAACTGGACATGGACAGCCTACCCAAGGTAGCGGAGGTCATATCGGCGCTGTCAAACGCCGGATTGAACACCGATGGGAGCCTTCGAATTATCGTACACGGCATCGGGGAGAACGAGGCGAATCTCCTGGCCTCAGTCATCGCCAGCAAAGCGACGCTGCTGAAGAAAGCGCTTCAGTTTGCAGGGCCGCTTGCGGTCGTTCATGAAGGCGACAGCGTCGCCCTTCCGTTCTTCAATGCGACACTGGATGCGGACAAGGTGTGCGCCTATCTGACGCTGGCGCAAAAACTCGCCGGGTTCGCCCAGACGCTCAAGTACTGCAGTGCCGTTGATAAGGAAGTGGACAACACCAAGTACGCGCTGCGCTGCTTCCTGCTGCGCCTGGGGTTCATCGGCGATGAGTACAAGTCCGCACGGAAAGTGCTCCTGGCCCCGCTTGAGGGCAACACAGCCTTCAAAACCATTCCTGCTGCCGGGGAGGTGGATGCCGGATGTTGATTTCCAGGGAAACCCTGAGCCGGCTGCAGGAGCAGTACAAGCAAGGTACCCGCGTCGAGCTTATCCGCATGAATGACCCATACACTAAGCTCAGACCAGGCGACAAGGGGACGGTTATGTTCGTCGATGATGTCGGCACCATCCATTGCCAGTGGGACTGCGGTTCCAGCCTTGGTATTGTCTATGGCGAGGATTCCTACAGGGTAATAACCGACTAGACAATTTAAAAACTCAACTAGGAAAAGGGACCTCCGACGGGGTTCCTTTTTTACGCTTTCATACAAGGAGAAGGAGTGTTCGAATGGCACAAGTGCAGGCATTGGCGTACTCCCCCGATAGGAAACCGGCACAAGAAACGGCCCGCCGCAGGCTCTCGCCGGAACAGTTCCAGTCAGAGCTCGACTATTACCGTGCGCGTACGATCCTTCAGAAAATGCGGTGCAAGGGCCTCATATCAGAATCCGAATACCGCCAAATCGATCGGCTCAACCGCGGCTCTTTCTCGCCGCTTCTGGCTTCGTTAATGGAATAATCAACTTGCTATTATAGGCATGACACGGTAACATGTCCAACACGGGCGGAGGTGGAAGCGGTGCTGAAGGTCACTAGAATACCCAGAACAAGGCCGGAGAGCGAAGGAAGAAGGCTCACGGTAGCCGCCTACTGCCGCGTGTCCACGGGGCAGGACGACCAACTCGCCAGTCTGGAAGCGCAGAAACGCCATTACGATGCCTTTATCAAAGCGAACCCCGAGTGGGAATATGCCGGTGTCTATGTCGATGAAGGGATCTCGGGTACGAAGAGGAACGGGCGCAAGGGCCTTCGCCAACTGCTTTCCGACTGCGAAAGCCGGAAGGTCGACCTCATCGTAACCAAGTCCATCAGCCGGTTTGCCCGTAACACGACGGATTGTCTGGAGATGGTCCGGAGGCTGCTCGATATCGGTATATTTATCTTCTTTGAAAAAGAGAACATCCACACCGGCTCGATGGATGGGGAACTGGTGCTCACGATATTGAGTTCCATCGCTGAAAACGAATCCGCCTCCACTTCGCTGAACTACAAATGGGGCGTCCAGAAGCGGTTCCGCAACGGGACATTCAAACTGTCCTATGCTCCCTATGGCTACGACTGCATCGCCGGACGCTTGGCAATAAACCGTGAGCAGGCGGAGACCGTGCACCGTATCTTCAGGGAGGCGCTGGCCGGGTACGGGTCGGACCGCATCGCAGCCGGCTTGAACGCGGACGGCATACCCGCAAGGCGCGGGCAGGGATGGGACGGGTCCACAGTGCTGGGGTTGCTGCGCAATGAGAAATATACCGGGAACTGCCTCCTGCAGAAGGTGTATTCCGACGAATGGTTCAACCAGCGCAGGAACCATGGAGAGCGGGACCGGTACCTGATACAGGGTAGTCACGAGGCGCTCATATCCCAGGAAGATTTCGAGGCCGTTGCGGCTCTGCTAGGCCAACGCGGCAAAGATCGTGGGGTGGAGGTTGGGAAGAGGATGTACCAGCACCGGTACCCCTCTTCGGGCAAAATCCGGTGCGGCGGGTGCGGTGGCACGTTCAAGCGCCGAAGCGCGTGCAGAAAGAAGAAGCGCCAGGTCACCTGGTGCTGCAGCAATCACCTGAAAGATATTTCACAATGTTCCATGCTGCCGGTCCGAGAGGACGCTATAGAGCAGGCATTCGTGGTGATGATGAACAAGCTGGTATTCGGCCGGGAACTCATCCTGAAGCCGCTCAGGCAGGCGCTGATGCAAAGAGACGCCAACGGGAGCCTGTCGCAGATTCAGGAGCTGGAATCGGGCATGGAAGAAAACTCGAAGCGGAGCCATGCCCTTGCAGGCCTCATGGCAATGGGCTGCCTCGATGCGGCGCATTACATATCCGAGTGCAATGCGTTGAAGGCAAGCACCGGGAGGCTGAAGGAGCGCATCCGCTGTCTGTACAACGCTGCCGATAACGAAACGAATGTGCTGGCGCAGGCGGATCAACTGTACAGGTATGCTTCGACAGCTGAGCCCACGCTTGACTCATTCGACGATGAACTGTTCGATCGGTTTGTAGCCGGCGTCGAAATATATTCTTCCTCCGAAGTTGGATTCAGGATGAAATGCGGCATTACGCTGCGGGAAAGCCTGGACTATTGATGCAGGGGCATACCCCTTACGGTTACAGGATTACGAATGGGAAGGCGATCGTCGACGACGCAGCGGCCGATCGCGTGAGGGCGCTGTTCCAGTATTACCTATCCGGGTTGTCGTTGTCGGACGCGGGCAAGGAGTCAGGCGTCAACCGTCCCCATTCATCGCTCGGCCTGATGCTGTCGAACGTCCGGTACCTGGGCGACGGGTTTTACCCACCCATCGTAGATGGGGAAGTATTCGACCGGGCGCAAGCCGAGCGGGTACGGCGTCTGGAGATACACGGCAGGGCAGGGGAGCCGATGAAGAAGGAGCGGCGCGTCCCTCGTTTTCGCTTTCATGCCCCGGAGATCACACAGGCATATGACGACCCGTTTGAACAAGCTGAGTACGCCTACAATCAAATCACATGCGAGGTGGTAGATCATGGCAGGTAATAAGAGCATTACCGTAATACCTGCGCGTAGCAGCGTAGGACATGCGGCGCTGGCTGAGGAAACAACGAAGCTGCGCGTTGCGGCATACTGCCGCGTTTCCACCGACAACGAGGAACAGGCCACCAGTTACGAGGCGCAGATCGAGCACTATACCAGTTCCATCAACAGCAATCCCGACTGGGAGCCAGCCGGGATATTCGCGGACGATGGGATCAGCGGTACCAGCACACGGAAGCGCGACGAGTTCAACCGCATGATAGGGGAGTGCATGACCGGAAATATCGATATGGTCATCACGAAATCCATCAGCCGGTTTGCCCGCAACACACTGGATTGCCTGAAATATATCCGGATGCTGAAGGAGAGAAACATCCCGGTGTTCTTCGAGAAGGAGAACATCAATACGCTGGATTCCAAGGGCGAAATTCTTCTAACCATCATGGCTTCGCTGGCGCAGCAGGAGAGCCAGTCGTTGAGCCAGAACGTGAAGCTCGGCATCCAGTACCGGTTCCAGCAAGGCGAGATGCACATCAACTCCAGCAGGTTCCTTGGATACACGAAGGATGAGCATAAGCGGCTTGTCATTGTACCTGAAGAAGCGGAGGTGATACGGCGTATTTTCAAAGAGTACCTGGAGGGGACAACGATACGCCGGATTGCTCTCGGGCTTGAGGCGGACGGGGTACGTACCGGCGCGGGTAAGGGAAAGTGGTATAGGGAGACAGTCAAAACGATTCTGAAGAACGAGAAGTATATCGGCGATGCGCTGCTGCAGAAGACCTATACGGTCGACTTCCTGACGAAGAAGCGGGTTGCCAATAGCGGGATCGTGCCGCAGTATTACGTGGAGAACAGCCACGAGGCAATCATCCCAAAAGACCTGTATGTGCGCGTTCAGGAGGAGATGGCGCGAAGGGCGACCCTTCGGTCGGGCGAGGACAACTGCAAGCGGCAGTACAGTACGAAGAGCGCGCTGGCAGGTATCGTCTATTGCGGGGAATGCGGGGAGATTTACAGGCGGGTGCACTGGAACAACCGTGGGCGCAGGTCCATTGTTTGGAGGTGCGTCAGCCGCCTGGAGGGCAAGGGCGAATGCTCATCGCCGACCGTCACCGAGGAGAAGCTCCAGCAGTGCGTAGTCAGGGCCATCAATATGGCGATGGGGGATAAGACCGGGTTTCTGGCCGTGCTGCAGAAGAACATCGAAGCGGTGCTGGATGAGCAGCAAGGAATGGAAGCCGAAGGTATTGATGCCAGGCTGGATGAGCTGCAGCGGGAACTGCTCCGGCGTGTGAATTCCGGGGAGCAGTATTCGGAAATTGCTAAGGAGATTCTCAGGCTGCGCGAATTGAAGATAAAAGGACAGGCATTACGGGTAACTCTTCAGGATAACGGTCAACGCCTGGAGACAATTATGGACTTCCTGAGCGGACAGACAGGCGTGATTGTAAATTATGACGACGAACTCGTGAAGGGGTTGGCAGAGCGGATAATCATCTTTATGGAGAAAATATCGGTGACTCTAGTATCGGGCCTCGAATCGAATGTTGAGCTTTAGTTATACGGAACAGTAATAATTGTTGGCAAGTGGGTAAAATACCACATTGACAATCGTCCTTACATCGCAGGCTGGTGTTCCTAAGACATAGCAGGAGAGGACAGAAATTAAGATACCGCCCTAATAATTTGGCATTCGATTAGAACCCAAGTCCTGGTATATAGCAATTAAATGAAGGATACTTTGACATAAGGGGGATAAATCTGGAAAAAACTATAATCGATTTCGGAATAATATAAAAAATAGATCAGAGTTCGCTAATGAACAGCGACAAGCAATTTACATATTACCAAAAAATATATATACAATGCTCATTGGGGAATGATTTAGCTATTTTAAAGCACATAAGTCACAAAAACCAATACAGTCAACAACTAATTTTTGATTAATTTCATGTTTATCGGGCTCATAGGATTTTAAAATTAATTCAATAGTCGAATTCTGTCGAATAATGTCATTTTCTATTATGTATACAAAGTTATTTGACATAATAGG